TGTCAAAGCCTGTTTTTTCCTTGACGTAACCCATTACTCAGCCCTCGGCTTTCCGGTCTTGATCATGAACATTTTTGTGCGTGAATCAAAGTGCGGAATAAAGTCATCCTGCTTGACGTTTTTGATTGCCGCCTTTAAAGCCTGCACTACCGCATTGCTGGTGTGGGCGACAAGGTAATCAAATCCCATTTTTCTTGCGGCTTCAAACAACTCTTTCATGTTGTCAATATAAATTTTGGCAACGTCTGCGTTGTAGCCCCGGACAAACCCGACCCTTTTAGGAAAAGCCGCGATGGTAAACAGAGTGTTGCCTGCCCGGATGCGGATCAGTCTGGGGTCGCTGTACTCTTGGATCATCATGCTGTAGGCAAGGCGCTCAGGCGACACGCCGACCTTCTTGGCGGCCTGTTTGACGCCCTCCAAGCGCTCTTTGTCCTCATGCGCCGCCACCGCAAAGATGTCGGTGGGGATCAGCATGTGCTCTTTGGAGCTCACCGGATGCAGTCCTGATATGGTCATGCGGTCACCCCGAGGTACTTGGTGTCGTCTACTTTGTTGGGGTGAAAGCCCGGCAAGTAAATTGTCAGCATTGGAACCAAAACCTTGGTGGTCACAAAATACGACCACGACATCAGGTCACGCCATGTGCGCCAGTTGCGCAGTTGGCCATCCTTTGCCGTTTCCTTGAGGGTGTGCTTAATCATGCCGCCCATCACATAAGCTTGGTTGTTTCGTGAAATTTTGCGGAGGTCTGCATCAGAATGCCCAAGGTAGCGCCACAGGTCGATGGCCAAGGCTTTGTGCCCCAGCTCCTCCTTGGCGTGCCACAAAAATAGTTTGTAATCGCGCCCTTCGCAGCCGCCCCAACGGTCAATGACTGAGCGGGACATGCAGGCCGCCAAGTGCTCAATGGACACCATGGACCCCAGCCAGTACGGCAGGCCGGGCTTGCGCAGCACAAGTCGAGCGCGTTTAAATTCTGCCGCCTCAAGATCTTCAAGCCCTTGACGCTTGTTAAACGCCTCATGGCCTGATGCGTGAGCCAGTTCTTCATTTATGAACTGGACCATGCGGGCCTTTAGGTCTTGGTCCTGAACAACTGGCAGGTAGTGCCCGACAACGGCAGCAAACGCCCGCTCCCAAGCTGGGAAAAGGACGCTAGAGGCGTTGCCGTAATGGCTCCAAACTGGAGAGTTGTCGCACCAATATTTCATGTTGTTTGCGTCGCCGGGTTGACCGCCGCCACCAAGGACTCGGCCCAGTCGTACCAATTGTCAAACTGGTCGGTCCGGGGCAGCGCTTCGTTTGTAAAAACATCAATCGAGCCCAACCCATTGCCCCACAGCTTCCAATCCGTTTGGGCGTCGGGGATCTGGAGATTCTGAGCCCCGTACAGCTCGCACATGAGCGATGCCCACGAGTCAAACGTGTGGTAGCGGGGGTCGTAGATCTGCGCGGGGTTAAGAGCCATATGGCCTCACGTCGCCGATCTCGGCACTGAGCAAGACCTTGCCAAGCTGGTAATCACCGCCGGCCACGTCAGATGTGAACTTGAGACGCAACTCCCGACGCTGCTCGCGCATGTCAATTTTTCCGGTGTCGGCGTCAAAAAAGTAGGGGTCGGATTCCTTGTCCTCGCCCTGAGCAAATGGCCGCCCGGTCACAACCACAGACATTTCACCGGATTGGACGAAATCCGGTTCGATCCGTTCGATTCGGATCCAGCGGTTTGCACCTTCTGCGGCAACTTGAGACGGTCCGCCGGAGACCCAGCCGAGGTCATTGGTCTCAAACGAGCTCAAGATGGACTGCACGTTCTGGCCATCAATCTCGTCTGTGCCAATTTCGTGCTGGTACATGGCAATGAGGTCAGCCGGGATTGAAAAGGTCAGGGACGCCGAAGCCGTTGCCGTGGCCGCCGCCGACATCTGAATGGCTTGGGCGTAGATGGTCGCCACCGGGATGGCAAACCCGGCCCCCGTGCCGCCCAGACTGGCCGCCGTGGCGCTCAGAACATCGCCGACCAAATAACCCGCTCCATTGGCCGTAACGGTCACGGTGGTCACGGCAGTACCGGCAACAACAATCGTGGCCTTGGCGTTCAATCCTGACCCCCCGGTGAGGGTCACGTTGGTGTAGGTTGCATCGACGTAGCCCGCACCCGGGGTGATCGCCCCCAGCGTCTTGATGTTGCTGGTCGTGATGGCCACCACGGTCGTGTTGGCTGGGATGTTGGTGCCGGTGATGACTTGGGTAAGCGCAACCTGCGTGTTGTAGGTGTCAAGGTAGAGGAAAAAGCTGCCGGACACCTCGTTGAACGTAGCGGTAAACACGGTCTCGGCCGTGCTGCCATGCCAGTCAGCGGCCACCGGAAAGGCAAACACCTGCGAGAAGTACCCGGCAGAGCGCTGGGCACCGGGAGCCTCGCCGGCGTCGTACCAAGTGTTCTCGCGCACGTTGTAGATGATGGCGTCGGTGCATTCGGTGGCGTCGCCACGGGGGTAGAACCACCAGATCTCACCAAAACGAGGAATCTTCGTTGCCCAAACCTTCTGACGCTGGTCATAGTTCAAATTGTCAAAGAAGTAGTTCTGGTTCATGGTGTTGGGAATTTCCTTGACCACGCCGTTGTACAGCAGGAAGCGGTCCACGCCGCACCAATAATAGACGCCGTCGTACTCAATGGCCGACTGCGAAGACAGGATAGAGGACTGGCTGCTGATGATGTCGTAGCGCCAGTACTGCGGGGGCGAGCCCGTGCCGCCGATGAACGACACGCGGATCAGGCTGTCAAGGCTCCAAAACAGGCCAGAGGGCGCGTTTGAGCCGCCCCTGACGGGTAGCCCCTGCACAATCTTGCCGGAGGCCACGTTGGTCGCATTGGCGTCCGCAGAGACCCAGTCGTTGGTGTTGCCGGCCGAACAGTTCTGAATCAGTCCGTTGTTGCCATAAACAAACAGGTACGGGTGCAGCGACACAACGCCGCCAGACACCGAGATGTTGTTGTTGAAAGTCAGCGTCACAGTGGCAGAGGCCGTGGCTGCGTTAGAGATCACCAGCGTGGTGGTCGATATTGACACCACCGTCGTATTGGCCGGAATGCCTGCGCCCGTCACAGTCTGGCCAGCACCGATCAGCGGGTTTGATGCGGCCAAAGTCACTGTGGTGCTCGTATTTGCTGTAGTCCCAACGGCAGTAAACACGCCAATTTGGCTCATGGTCAAGGCGGTGATGTCACCGATCAGCACCGGGGTGTTGTTGTCGTTGCTGATTGAGGCAAGGTTCAGGCCGGGGTGGGCCACAAGTGACTGATAACCCGAACCTGAGACATCATAGAAGCCGTCAAACTGCCACAGGTTTATGTCAGACGCCGTAAAATTGGACAGCGTAAAGTTGCCGACACCAGAGCCCACGCCGTTGTTGTCAATGGTCAGGACTTGCAGGCCGTCGTTGTAGCCGCTGAAAATTGACGTGAAGGCGTTCTGAGGGTTAACCCAGATCCCGCGTGATGGACCAGTGAGCTGATCAGAGATGACGCGGTAGCCGCCAATCTTGCGGGGGCGGCCGCGCTGAAAGCGCACCCACTCGCCGTCGCTGTAGAAAACCTTGTCAAATACCGTGCCGTCGCGCTGGATGCCCGGCTTCGTGTCAAGGGAAAAGACCTTTGTCGCCATCAGAAAGTCCCGCCCTGAACACCCCCAGTAAAGTTGCCAGTGCCGGGTACATTTAGACCCGTAGCGGTCAGACCAAACAGTTGGACGCCCAAGACTGCAATACCAAACTCACCAGAATTTTGGCGGTAAATGCCCGTATTTAATTCATTTTGAAAGTTTATCGCTGGAGCGCCCGCTGAGCCGTCTACCAAAGATATGTTCACCGCACCTGCGGCGATTGTTGAGGCATTGAGCAGGTTAATTGAGTCGCACAACAAGATCACCTGCTGGCTGGCGGGAACGATTGCCGTACCCCCGCCGCCGCTTGTGGTGAAGGTAATCTGGAGGCCAGAGGTCTGGTTCGTGATGTAGTACACCTGCACCGTCTGAGGCAGGACCACAGACACGTTACCGGACCCAGTTCCTGTGTACTTCTGGACCGTGTTAGCCGCCTCTGAGGCGGTCAGGGTGTAGGTATTTGACGCTGCTACAGCCTTGGTGAGTTGGGTGAAGTTGAACTCAGTGCTACGGCCCAAGCCGACGGTGAAGAATGCAGAGCCGGAGCAGCAAATCACGCAAGAGTCGGCAGGCTGCAAGGCGATTGTTGATGCGGCGTTGATCAAGCCGCTGACAGGGGCGATGGTCAACGTCCCCGTGCCGCCGTTGCGGACCATCATGTACCAGTCGTTGCCCAGTGTGCCAACTGCCGTCAGCGCTAGGGTGCCGGAGCCTCCGGTCCAGACGTATGTTGAGGCTCGGTCCGTGTCAAGCGCGGTGTAGTTTGACCCAAACGTGTTGACCTCATTGGCAGCGTTCAGGGTGTTGGAGATAGCCTTGAGGCCATACCCGGCAAGGGTGGCGGCATCGACGTTCGATGTACCGACACCAAAGGCTATGAGGCCCCATGTGCCCGCCGTGGTGGCGTTGGTGGTCAGGTAAATGTACTTGGCCTCGCCGGGAGCGATCGTGACGATCGTGCCGCCAGCGTAAGTCCTGACCTCAAAACTGTAAGACCCGACGTTGCGGAACAGCGCGTCAATGCCGACAGACGCCTGATTTGCAGGCGGCATGTCCAAGGTGAACGCATCAAGCGTAAAGGTCAGTCCGGTCGTCGTGCCAGCCGTAGTGGCCACCGCCGTGCCGCCTGAAGTGGCCGACAGCGTGAAGGTGGTCGTGCCGTTGGTGAGAATGATGTAGTAGGTGTTGCCGCTGACAATGCCTGTTGCCGTGCCAGTCAAAACTCCGGTGACGATGATGGCTTGGCCAACGAACAGGCTGGGGGTCGTGGTGCAAGAGCACTGTCCCGCTGTGCCTGTCACGGTGACACCAGCCAGCACCAAGCCGCTTGAGAGCGACGTGACGTCCATGACCCGGGCCGCAGCGTTGTCGGTGGCGCTCCCGTTGATTGGCCACGACAACGTCGAATCAGCAGAAAGCGTAATGCTTCGATATGAAACATCGGTCGGCTGGATAACTTGGCCCGTGAAGGGCGAATTGAAACTCATTATGAATCCCTCACAATCGCCTGACGATCAGCCGCACGGATGACGTTCTCCGTCTTCAGGACTTCAATGATTTTGTCGTAATTGCTCTGCCACATAGGCATGCGCTCGTCGTTCTTGACGAACGGCATGGCTTGCAGCAAGGTGCCGTACAGCAGCGCCTGTGGGGCGTTTTGCGTAAACCAGCTTGACTGGTTTGATGAGTCCAAGGGCTGTACGCGCTCGTAGTACAGCACCTCGTAGGAATAGGCCAGTGTAGGGGTGGGGCCCACCAGCCAGTGCTGGTAGTCGTAGTCGCAAAAGTACAGCGGCGCTGAAGTTGCAGTAGGGTCTGGCCAGTACTCGCGAATGTACTCGTAGGTGCGGAGCAGCACAGGCTGGCGCTTGCCTGCCACAGTGACGTTCATTGAAACAGTCTTGCGCCAGCGTGCGGGCTTGGGGATCACATTGTCAGAG